AAAGGTGTAAGAAACGGTATCATCTTGTCATAATGTGAAAACTCCTAAAAATTTTTTTACCTCGGGTCTCCACTCCCGAGGTTTTTTGTTATCGTTTAAATATAGAAATGAGGTGATGGAAAGTGACGAAAATGACATTGAAACAACAACGATTTGCGGATGAGTACATCATCACAGGGAATCTTTATAAATCAGCGGTGGAAGCTGGTTATTCTGAAAAATATGCAAAAGCTCAAAGTCATAAATTGTTGGAGAATGTAGGAATAAAAAGCTATATAGATGAACGACTTGCAAAACTCGAATCTGAGAAGATTGCAACACAAGAAGAAGTCCTTCAATATTTGACAAGCGTGATGCGTGGTGAGAAGACCGAGCCTCTTTTGGTCTTGGATGGTGAAGGAACTCAAAAGGTCATCCAAGCGGTTCCGAACGTACAATCGAGAACACGAGCGGCGGAACTTCTAGGCAAGCGATATGGAACGTTCACGGATCGTGTGGACATCAACGCTCAGATTGAATCGAAGCCGAAATTCGATGACATCGTGAACCAATTAGGAGGAAGTGGGCTCGATGAATAGCTTCCCACTGTCTCAAAAATACATCGATTTTTGCAACACGGTCGAAAACGTGGATGCGGACTTCCTTGAGGGAACGACAGCCGCAGGAAAGACCACGGTGGGCTTGGGTGTCAAGTTCATGCGTATGGTCTCAAGGAGCAAGAAGAAGTTCCACATCATCGCAGCGAAGACGGTCGGTGTTGCTGAAAAGAACTTAATCAATCAAGACAATGGCATCCTCGACATCCATCGAGATGCTTTTTATTTTGGTAATGGGGATAAGGACTACAAAATCCCCCATATCAAATTCGAAGATAAAATCATCTACGTGCTTGGCTACGACAACGCAGACAAGTGGAAGATGGCACTTGGTGGGCAATATGGATGTGTGTACATCGATGAGATAAACACATCGGACATTGAATTTGTTCGTGAGGTCTCTACTCGTAACGACTATATGATGGCTACACTCAACCCCGACAATCCTGACCTTCCTGTGTACAAGGAATTCATCAATCGTTCAAGACCGTACAAGAAGTACGAGAAGGATGTTCCTCGTGAGATTATGGCTGACTTGAAAGAACGACACAACCCGAAATGGAGATATTGGTTTTTCTCATTCAACGACAATCTCTCTTTGACAAAAGAGGATATCCAAAAGAAGATTGATGCTGCTCCTGTGGGCACTAAGATGTACAAGAACAAGATTCAAGGGCTTCGAGGTCGAGCAACAGGATTGGTCTTCCCTAACTTCGACAGTAAGAAAAACGTAATCACGAAAGCCAAAGCGAAGACATTCAACTATGTGATGTTTTCAGCTGGGCTCGATACAGCTTACTCAAGAAAGAGTGAAGACACGATTGCGATGATATTCCAAGGCATCACGGATGACGGGCATTTGGTTACATTAGCCGAACAAATCTACAACAATGCGGACTTAGAAAAGCCAATTGCTCCTTCTGACACGGTCGAGATGTTCATTGCGTTCCTTGACCGCAACGCTGAGGAATTTGGATTCAGTCGTGATTCGTTTATCGATTCGGCAGACCAAGCGACAATCACCGAGATGATAAAATACAAACGGAATTTCGGGTCCGTCTACAACTTCAACGACGCATACAAGAAAGTGAAAGTCATCGACCGAATCAACCTTCAAATTGGTTGGATTGCTCGTGGCTTTTATTTGGTCGTTGAAGATTGCGTGGAACACATCAAAGAAATGAACGCTTATTCGTGGCAAGAAACGAAAGAAGCACCCGAAGACAAGAACGACCACACTATCAATGCGAATCAATATGCGTGGTTACCATACAAGTACATGATTGGACAACAGAGAGGAGAAATAGAAGACGATGGGGTTGGTGAATATGATTAGAAATGGAATGAGGAGCTTTTTGAGAATTGAGAAAGCTCAACCGAGTGCGATTGTCATCAATGAAGAGATGACATTCGAGGACAATGCTGCTAAGAACCGAATTTGGTATCGTGGGAAGTCCTACGAGCTACAACAACTTTACTCGCAACTATCAACGACACGATTGAGCTTCTGGGGTGCACATTCAACTCCGGGGCAAGAAATCAGAAAGATTCACACGGGCTTACCGGGAATCATCGTGAAAGTCTTGAGAGATGCGGTGCTCTACGACATGAACGATTTGGAATTTGAAGATTCCAAGCATGAAGATTTGTGGGAGGATATCGCACAAGATAACAACTTCGACAAACAATTGAAAGAGGCTGTGAAAGATGCTCTTGTGATTGGTGATGGAGCATTCAGAATCTCGTTTGATTCTACGGTCTCACAATATCCAATCATCGAGTGGGTAAGTGGTGAGCGGATCCAAATCAAGAACAAGCGTGGACGATTACACGAGGTCGTCTTCACTACTCGATTTGATGAGAACAAACAAACATATACACTCGAAGAACATTATGGATTCGGATATGTGACGAACAAGCTCTATCGTGGTGATGCTGAATTGGATATTCATTCGACTGAATACACACAAGACATCAACGACTTCACGTTCGACAAGCATTTGATTCTATGTGTTCCATTTAGCATCTTTGAATCAGATGTTGAACGAGGACGAGGCGAATCCATCTTCGACAGAAAGACGGACACATTCGATGCGTTGGATGAGTCGTGGTCTCAATGGATGGATGCACTTCGAAGTGGTCGAACAAAAGAATATATTCCCGAATCGTTGCTCCCACGGGACCCACGAACAGGAACATTCATGAAGCCGAACGCATTCGACAATCGATTCATCAAGATAGCATCTGACAGAGCCGAAGGAGCAAGCAATGAGATTACATTGCAACAAGCGAACATCCCTCACGAGAGCTATTTGGCAACCTACATCACCGCTTTAGATTTAGCGTTGCAAGGTATCGTGAGCCCTTCTACGATTGGGATTGATGTGAAGAAACTTGACAATGCTGAGGCACAGCGTGAGAAAGAGAAGACGACTCTATACACACGCAACACGATTGTGGAAGCATTGCAAGAGTTTATTCCTCAATTAGTAAACATGACAATCAATAGCTTCAACGTGTTGAATCGTAGACCTATCGAGGAGATTGCGGTGAACGTTCCATTCGGGGAATATGCGAACCCTTCATTCGAGTCTCAAGTTGAGACCGTATCGAAAGCAAAAACAAGTGGCATCATGTCCATCGAAGCTTCTGTGGATGAGCTCTATGGCGATTCTAAGGACGAGCAATGGAAGTCCGAAGAAGTTATTCGCTTGAAGTCTGAGCAAGGCATCAGCGAGGTCGATGAGCCTTATGTCAACACGAACTTAGATGGATTCAGCGTTGAAAGAGGTGATGAACTTGCTAGTGAGAATCATGAACAAGAACTACCAAATGAGAACGGATCAAGCGAAAGCACTTCTCAACATGAGTAAAGAATATTGTCCATTCGGAATATATGCAGTCGAGAAAGACGGTCAGATTGAGATGATGAATTTGAAAGCAACATCGAGAACTCAACTCAAGAAGATGGTTCGAGAATATCGATTGAAAGGATTCAAGGTGTATTCGAATGGGTTATGATGTTAGCCGAGCATTTGAAAGAATCGAGAATGAATTGCTCGAGTCCATGACGAGGAATCTCAAGAAACACAAAGCGGAAGAAACTGAGCTTGGTATCGAATGGACTCAATGGCAGGCAATTCAACTCGAAGAACTTCATCGATTCAAACAAGAGGCAGCTAAGAAATACGGTCTTGAGTTCAAATCGATGAATAAGAAGATTAGAGAGACCATCGCAAATGCATCATTGCAAGGTGCAAGCGATGAGGAGCTCAACATTTTGAAAGCACTAGAGAAAGGCTACGTTCTAAAGCGTGAACGTGGTCTAAGTGCTGGATTCTTCCAAACGAATCAGAAGCGATTGGATGCGTTGATGAATGCGGTCGAGCATGACATGAAGACAGCCCAAACCGCTGTGCTAAGATATGCGAACGACCAATATCGCAAAATCATCTTCCAATCACAAGTCGCAGCAAGTTCGGGAGCCCTTACCTATGAGAAGGCTGTGGACATGGCAACAAGCGACTTTCTAAAAAAAGGAATCAATTGCATCACGTACTCGAACGGTGCGGTACACAACATCGTGTCGTATGCTGACATGGCTGTGAGAACAGCAAGCAAACGAGCCTATTTGATGGGCGAAGGTCAGAAGCGACAAGAATGGGGCGTATCGACCGTCATATTGAACAAGCGATTCAATGCGTGTCCATTGTGTATGCCATTCGAGGGTAAGGTGCTCATCGATGATGTGTGGAGTGGTGGAAGTTCTAAAGACGGACCGTACCCACTCATGAGCTCAGCGATGGCGGCTGGCTTGTATCATCCTAATTGCAAGGATAAGCATTCGACATACTTCGAAGGCATAAGCTCAAAGCCTGAATCGAGGTACTATGAAGAGAAGCCCGTCATCAAGGAACGACAGCTTATCGAGAACAAGCTCAATCATGCTAAACGACAAGCGAAGAGCTATAATCGTCTAGCAAAGAACAGTCTTGATGCTGAGAACCAAGAGACATATCGTGCTCGTGCTTCTGAGTGGCGTGGCAAGGTGAAGGGATATCGAGAACAGCTCAATTCGTTTGAAGAAGCTCATGGATTGGAGTTGAAAGATGTTGAAAAATACACAAAAGAAGAATATAATTATCTAGAAGAAGATTATTCCGAAGCGTTGAAAAAGTTTGGTAAAATTAACAAATCACAAGTAGAAAAAATTTATGCAAATTCAACAAGAGATACGGGATATATTGCGACAGGTAACTCGTTCGATATTAACAAAGCTTTCAGAAACAGAGAGCCGAATCTATTGAGAGAAGTGGATTTAATAACTTCTAAAACGTTAGATGAAGTGATTAAATCTAACAAAACCCCTTACAACATTAAAGGCTTTAGAAAAGTAAATCTTGATTGGGTCTCTAATTTCATTAAGAATGCGGACATCCCAAAAACTTACGATAGTATTCAAGATGTTTCTGATGCTTTAAATTCAATAATAGGGCACAAATATGAAGAGCTTGGTTATTCTTCGATTAGTGTCAATCCAAACATGAATGTTTTTTCTAATAGAAGAGTGCAATTGGATATTGAAATTCCAAAAGGGTCAAATGCTTACTTGACAATGAATGTGCAAGAAAGTGAACTTATAATGGGTAGAGGAACAATATTTGAATTGAAAGAATCAAGTGTTATTAAAGATGACTATGAAGAAATTCTAAAAATGACATTACGTGTGATTAAATAAAGGAGTGATAAGATGTCTTTAGTAAAAGGAATACCAGATGTTGAAATGTTGGATTTTTCAAAAATGTCCAATGAACAACTAATGAAAATTACTATAAATACCGATTTGACATCTATGGAAGAAACAAACGTGTTTTTAGAAGAATTAAAGAAAAGAAATCTTGAATACAATAAAAATCAAGCATCTAACAAGTAGTTAGGTGCTTTTTTAATACCCAAAATTAAATAAATAAACCCAATTAGAGTCACCCATCCGGAGGGTGGCTCTTTTTGGTATGTCCGAAGACTTGAAACTACGAGGAGACACCTGAGCATAAAACTGAATACAGGGAGACACCCTAAAAACTGAGAAGGAGGGACATGAAAATGTTCAAACACAAACTATTTTTCTTTGATGAATCGGCTTCGGCTGGGGCATCAACAACACAGGATCCGCAACCAAGCTCAAACAATCCCGCTCAGAGTACTCCAGAGATTGATTATGAGAAGATTGCGAGTATCGTGGAAGGCAAACAGAAGGTCGCTGAGGACACAGTCTTGAAGAACTATTTCAAGAACCAAGGCTTGACAGGGGAAGAGATGGCTCAAGCAATCTCAAGCTTTAAAAGTCAAAAAGCCTCCGCCCAACCAGATGTGGCAAACCTTCAAGAGGAGCTTCGAGTGGCACAAGCTCAAGCCCTTCAAACCAAAATCGAGAGCAACTTACAACTCGCAGCTATTAAGCAAGGAGTTGGCTCGAACGTGTTGCCATACGTTTTGAAATTGGCAGACCAATCAAATCTCACGTTGGAATCGAAAGTTGAAGACTATGAAGCTGTAATCGCAAAAGTGTTGGAAGACGTTCCAGCTTTTAAACCAGAAGCAACAGCATCGACAGGATTCACACAAGTCGGATCCACGGGAGATGTTAAACAATCAACAACAAATGACGAACTCTTAAAAGTGTTCGGGATTTAAACAAAAAGAAAAGAGGTAAAAAATTATGGTATTAAAATACGCAGAAACATTCGCTCCAGCATTAGAGCAAAAATACGCTAAGGAATTAGCATCTTTTGAATTATTCCAATCAAATAAACAAGTTAAATTTATTGATGCACAAACAATCAAATTACCAAGCATCACATTGTCAGGATACAAAGACCACACTCGTGGCTCATTAGGATTCAACCAAGGCACAATCACAAACGAATGGGAACCTAAGAAATTAGCTCATGACCGTTCAATCGAATTCGTAATCGATCCGATGGATGTGGATGAAACAAACAAAACTGTTTCTATTGGTAACGTACAAAACACATTAGAAGAAGAACAAACAATTCCAGAGAAGGACAGCTATGTGTTCTCTAAATTGTATGATGAAGCTACTACTTACGCAGCAAATGGAGCAACAATCTCAACTGAAGCTCTTACAGCCGAAAACATTTTGGAACAATTTGATTCAGCCATGGAAAAAATGGATGAAGCTGGGGTTCCGGGTGCTGGTCGTTTATTATACGTTACTCCAAAAGTTAACAAATTATTAAAAGAAGCCAAAGACATCCAACGTGTGATGGGAGTTACTGGCGAGGGCTCAGTTAAACGCTCTATTTACGACTTAGATGATGTGAAGATTAAAGTGGTGCAATCAGCTCGCTTGAAATCAAAATACAACTTCACTGAAGGCTGTGTTGCTGCTGCTGATGCTAAACAAATCAACTTCATCCTAGTTCACCCAACAGCTGTCATTGCTCGTGACAAATACTCTTACATCAACGCATTCGAACCTGGTGAAGATTCAAGAACAGCTGACAACTATTTACTACAATCACGCTTCTACATGGATGCATTCCTTGTCAAGAATCGTGCGAATGGTATCTACATCAACGCTCAAGCGTAATCAAAAAGGAGGTATTTGAATGTATACAGCAGAAAAAGGTAACAAAGTTTATACAATCACCGAATTAGAAAAAGAGTACTACAAATCAAGAGGATTCGACATCTATGATGAAAATCATACTAAAATCGATTCGGGTACACACAAAGTAGATTCAGCTACTTACAACGAAGCTCTCGACAAAATTGTCGAATTAGAAGCAAAAGTGTTGGAACTAAGCAAAAAAGGAAACCGCAAAGGAAACAACAAAGGAAATGAAACCGCCGAAGAAGCAACAGAAGAAGCGGGTGAGTAGTCATGATATATGCTGATGAAACGTTCTACAAGAACGAATATCTTGGAACTCACACTCCAGAGAACCTCAATCGCATCTTGAAGACAGCAAGTCAGCATATCGACACACTAACATTCAACCGAATCGTTGGAGTGGGGTTTGAAAATCTCACTCCATTCCAACAATCGGTGATTCGTGAGGTGTGTTGCCAAATGGCTGACTTCATGATTGAGAACAAAGACTTAATCGAGACCGCTCTTTCATCGTACTCAATCAATGGAGTGTCGATGAACTTCGGTGATTCTTGGAATGTAGTCACAATGAACGGAATCGCAATGAAGCGAAGCACATTCGAATTGTTGAATCAAAGTGGACTTACAAGGAAGGTGATTTGATGCATTTTCCAAGTTTAGTTCTTCCACAATTTTGCAAGACTCCAATCCATGTGGTGGTGCAAAGTGAAGGCGTGTCGAAGGATGGCGAACCCATCAAGGCATTTGAAGCCGATTTGTTTTGTAACTACCAAGACAAAGTCGTGACCGTGTTGACGGATCAACAAAAAATCGTGAAGCTCACGGGTTCGGCGTTGTTTAATGGCGATATTGCCCCCAATTTAGCGACTTTGAGCGGTGGGAGTGTAAATATCCATGGAGTAGAGCGAAAGATTGCAGACACACGAAAATCACGCAATCCGGACGGTTCTGTGAATTACACGTATCTCGGATTGGAGTGATGGACGATGATTCATGCAAACAGTCGGGTGAAGTTCGACTTCGGAGTCATTGGAAGGCTCAAGAAGGCTCAAATTCAAGCGTTGGAGCAAACTGGCGAGTATTTACACACCGAGATAGTCAACGCCCAAGTGGTCCCGTTTAGAGACGGTACATTGCAAGGTGAGGCGTTCTCGGTTGATTACTCGGGTTCGAGTGGTGGTCGAGTATCTTTGACACATTCCACTCCATACGCTCGAAGATTATACTTTCATCCCGAATACAACTTCAACACGAGCACGAATCCACACGCTCGAGGCAAGTGGATGGATGATTGGGTCGAAGGTTCGAAAAAAGAGGACATCAAGAAGGCTTATGCTGCTTTATACAAGAAAATATCGGGGGTGTGAAGATGATAACATTGGCAGAAGTGCGAGATTGGTTGGAATCCTATCACGCAGCTCAAAATTACTACATCGGGAAACTCGATAATAAAAAGATGTATAGCATTGGAGTCTATCAACGAAAGACGAATGTCGAACCACGAATTGCAATTGGTGGGAGGAATTTGGCAAGTTATGATGTGAAATCGGTCAGCATCTTGATTCATCACAATCAAAATGCGAACGAAACAGAAAAGCGAGCGAACTACCTCTTCAACCAAATTCTAAAGGCTGATAACGTGGTGATTGGTGATACTCCAATCCAAATGATTCGACTCTTATCGAACGAGCCCATTGATGTGGGAACTGATGGCAATAACGTGTACGAACGTGTCATCGAATTAGATATCTATTACAGACTAGAACAAGAAAGTGAGGAATAAAAATGGCAGAAAAAAGAACAGGGGTATTCCCCGTCTATGAAAACCAATTCCAAGTGAACACAGGAACGAAAGACGCTCCAACTTGGACAGAAATCAAAGAACTAGAAAGCTTCTCAGTATCATTCGACAATGGTGTTGAAGAGTGGTCTCCATTCGAACACAAAGGATGGAAACGCCGATTGATGACAGCTAAATCAGTCACAATCTCAGTATCGGGCAAACGACACATCGGTGATACTGGTAACGATGCAATCGCTGCTATCGCATTGAAGAATGGTCGTGATGCGGAAAAAGACTTCCAATGGACATTCCCAGACGGATCCAAATTAGTCTTCAAAGAAGCGGTCATCAACATCAAAGACTTCATGTCTGGTGACAGTACAGCAGCCGCACCGTTATCATTTGATATCATGTCAAATGGTAAACCAGAATATACAGCGGCAGGCTAAGAATCACGAAAACAAGTGGAGGGGTGAACATCGCCCCTCTTTTTTATTTGGCAAGGAGGAAAACTAATGCATAAAGCACTAATCAACTTCATCGATGCGGAAACTCGAAAAGAATACAAAGTCGGTGATGAGTTCGATACAACAGGAATGACGGATGAACGAATCCACGAATTGACGACCGAACACAATCGAATTGGTGTTCCACTTATCGGTGAAGTAGAAGAAACAGAAACGACAGAAGTATTCACAACAATGAAAAGCGAGGTATTTGAATAATGGGAAAAATTATTGATATTACAGAACAATTAAACTTTGAATCAAAACCAAAAATCAAAATTAAAAACGTAACCATCGAAGTAGATGATTCAGCTCCAACAGCACTCAAGCTCATGGAAGTGATGAGTGGGGTGGATGGGGATCCGACTGTTGCCCAAATGAAGAATCTATACGAAATCATCTTCAACGAACAAGACCGTGTGAAGATTGAAAAATTAAGTTTAAACCTAAAAAGCTGGATGGCTCTCATTCGTGAGGCAATCAATTTGATTGTAGGAGACCAAGAAGCGGGGGAATAGGTGAGCCATATTACGACATTTTTGAGGACTGGGACTTGATGGTCTCATCTTTTAGAACGCAATATGGCATCTCGTTCTATTCTTATGATTTTAAAGAAATGAAATGGAAAGAATTCAGAGCTCTAGTCTCTGGACTTTCATCGGAAACTCCTCTCGGTCGAATTATCCAAATTCGAAGCGAGGATGACCCAAAAATGCTCGAATCGTTCTCTCCGGGACAACATCGAATCCGAGATGAGTGGCGAAATAAACGAGCAAAACAACGAACACAAGAAGAGCTTGATGCGGTTCTCAAGGAACTCCAACAAGCCTTTTCTGAATGGTAGTAAGAAGGAGGTGGACAAATGGCAACTAAAATCGGCGATGTTGAATTGGGGTTGGTGGTGAATCAACAAGGATTCACGAATCAATTGAATGGAATCCAACAAAAGGTCATGGGATTTGCGAAAGTCCTCGCTGGTGCGTTTGCGGTCAAGAAACTCATTGATTTTGGCTCTGAGGCAATCAAGCTCGGGTCCGATTTGAACGAGGTTCAAAACGTGGTCGATGTGGCATTCCCAAAGATGTCGAAACAAGTTGACGAATTCGCAAAATCGGCAATGTACGCATCGGGATTGTCTGAGACGATGGCTAAACGCTACACAGGGACATTCGGTGCAATGTCCAAGGCTTTTGGATTCAGCGAACAACAAGCCTATGAGATGTCCACAGCGTTGACGAGCTTGGCGGGGGATGTAGCATCGTTCTACAACATAAGCCAAGACGAGGCGTACACGAAATTGAAATCTGTATTCACAGGTGAGACCGAAACATTGAAGGACTTAGGGGTCGTAATGACTCAAACAGCTCTTGATGCATATGCGATGGCGAATGGATTTGGGAAGACCACCGCTGAGATGTCAGAAGCTGAGAAAGTGGCTCTTAGATTCGCATTCGTTCAGAGTCAACTCGCTCTTGCAAGTGGTGACTTCGCAAGGACGAGCGATTCATGGGCGAACCAAGTGCGGATCATGAAACTTCAATTCCAATCGTTCATGGCATCCGTTGGGCAAGGACTCATCAATCTGTTCACGCCTGTGATTCAAGTTCTTAACTTCCTACTAAGTAAGCTCTTAACTGTCGGGAACGCATTTAGGGCTCTTACTGAGCTCTTGACGGGTAAGAAGTCACAAGCTGGTGGGGGAATACAAGAGACCGCCGATGCTGTCGGGAACCTTGCGGACAATATGCAAGGGGCAGGTGGTGGAGCTGGCGACATGGCTGATGCTGTGGATGATGCTGGTGGAGCTGCTGACAAGGCTGGCGGTGCTGCTAAGAAGGCAGCGAAAGAAATGAAGTCCTTGATGGGCTTCGATAAAATCAACAAACTATCCGAACCGAATGACGACTCTGGCGGAGGCGGAGGCGGCGGTGGAGGAGGTAAAGGCAAAGGAAAAGGCGGCGGAGGTGGCGGAGGCGGCCAACCAAAAGGTGCTCAAGTTGACATGGGCAAGATTGCCGAAGGGGACAACCAATTGAAGAAATTCTTCGAAGACCTCTTTGGGCGAATTGGTGAGCTCTTAGCCAAATTCAAAGCTGGATTCGATGCCGCATTCCACTCTGAAGGTTTGGAACGAATGAAAGTGGCTCTTGAACGAATCGGAGCTACCCTCCAAGAAATCTTCACGGATCCACAAGTCGTCCAATCGTTCAACACGATGCTCGATAAGTGGGCTTATGCTTTGGGTCAATTTACTGGTGCAATCGCTTCTGTCGGAGTGGGAATCGGTGTATTCCTTACTGAATCCATTGCGAATGCATTGGACAACCACAAGGAGCAAATCAAGAAAGCTCTTGTCAATACAATGGATGCGACTGGAGATATGTGGGAGGCAGCTGGGAACATTGCTCAAGCTATCGGCGATTCGATTTACAAGGTATTAACTAGCGAAGGCGCTGTGAAGATAGGTGAAGCCATCGCAGGGGCATTCATTAGTCTATATGTTGATATCAAAGAAATCGGAGCGAAACTTGGTCGTGACTTGATGAAGGCTTTCGAGACGATTATCACGAAGAATGCTCCGAAACTTACAGAAGCATTCAATACAATGTTGAAGAATATTGCTCCAATCTTCAAGACGGTCGAAAAAGCCGTTGAAGATGTTGGAAAGATGTTCAAAGGTGTTTACGATAATAGTATCGGACCGTTGATTCTTCAATGGGGAGATATGATATCGGGATTGGTTGGAACGATTATCGATGGATTCAATAATCATGTGAATCCAATACTCGAAAAAGTTGGAAAAGCATTTGGTGAAGTGTACGACCAATACGTGAAGCCAATGATTGATTCACTAGGGAATGCCATCTCGAGCATTGTGGAAGCTATAAGCAGGATTTGGACAGCACTTGAACCACTATACAACTTACTTGCTAGTGCATTAGGTCCGATTCTCGGAGTTATTGCTGGATTGTTAGGTGGACTCTTACTTGCTGCAATCGCTGGAGTCTCACTCGCACTAAAAGGTCTATTTGACTTCTTAAGTTGGATTTTTGATATTCTTGGAAATGGTGTGACCGCAATCGCTGAATTTGCTGATAAGGCAATGACAGCAATCCCAGAAGGCTTCCAAGCTGCTTGGGATGGAATTGTGGCGATATTCGGTGGAATCGGTCAATGGTTTGCGGATCGTTGGAATGACATCGTGACCGCATTCAGCGATGTAGCGACATGGTTTTCAACGATGTTTACAAACGCATGGAACAGCATCGTGAATGTGTTCAAGGCTATTGGACAATGGTTCAAGGATAGATGGAACGATGTGGTGAACGCACTATCGAATGTGGCGACATGGTTCGGAACAATGTTCAAGAATGCATGGTCTAATATCGTGAACGTGTTCAGCGTAGCAGGTTCATGGTTTAGCGGCATTTGGGGAGGCATCAAAGCGGTGTTCTCTGGTGTGGTTGAATTCTTCCGAGGCATCTTCCAAGGAGCTTGGAACACAATTACAAGCATCTTCTCAACCATTCCAAATTGGTTCAGCAACATCTTCTCTAAAGCATGGGCAGGCGTTCGAGATGTATTCTCGACTGGTGGACGAATCTTCATGGGAATTACTGAAGGGATTCTTGGAACATTCAAGACGGTCGTGAACGGAATCATCGGAGGTATTAATCGAGTGATTACAATCCCATTCAATGGAATCAATGGAATCCTTGATGGAATTCGTGGAATCAGCGTGATGGGCGTGAGCCCATTTGCTTGGATTGGTAGAATCAGCACTCCTCAAATCCCAATGCTGGCTCAAGGGGGATTCGTCAAGGCGAACACTCCACAATTGGCGATGATTGGGGATAACAAGCACTACGGTGAAATTGTGGCACCTGAGAACAAGATGCTTGCAATGGCTCGTGAAGCTGCTCGATTATCGAAAGATTCGAACAGTAGTGCGGAAGTAGTTGCGTTACTAAGACAATTAGTCACATTAGTGGCTGGAATGGATTTGAACATCGATGGCGAATCGGTTACAAGAAAAATCTTTGATATCGCAAATGGAATCCAACAAAGAACAAATCAACCATTATTAGATTTTTAGGAGGTGCATAGAGTGAGCGAAATTATAGTGAATGGAGTTGCTCTTGCATCTCCAACATCAATATCACATAGCGATGAAATCATTTGGAGCTCGGGGACTGGTCGAAGTGCGAACGGTCTTATGAGTGGAGATGTCATCGCAAACAAAACAACAATTCAAATCTCTTGGGGAATCTTAACTCAAGATGAATATAATGCCATTCGCAACATCCCAAGTGGGTTCTTCAATGCGGTCGTGCAAGGTAAATCGATTAGAGCATATCGAAGCACAGTCACGGGAACTTGTATGGGAACGTTTAGTGATGGCATAACGTACTACAACGATGTATCAACATCGTTCATTGAGCAATAGAGGTGATGAAATGCTGGAAACAACTCAAGAGTATAGAGATGCGATTGTGTCTGATATGCGAGTGATTCACGCCTCATTCACGCTCAACAATCAGACTTATGATAAGTCACATCTAAAGAAAATCGAACATGATGCTTCCATCTCTGGAGGCTCATCGTTCGTTCCGGGTGGCACATTTATCAATTCGCTCTCTGTCGAACTGAATCAGATAGTCGAAGGAATTGAGGAGATGATGCCATCAACAGCGAGCCTCGGAGTTCAAACAATTGACGGTCAAGCGGCAATGTTGCCCCTTGGTCGTTTTTTTGTGACCGAAATCAAGCTCGACCGTAATTCAAAAATTACAAAATTAAAACTTCAAGATGAATTCGTGAGATTGCTTGGAACGTATGAAAGCAAACTCTCGTATCCAACAGGGTCCCGAGAAGTCTTCCAAGAAATCGTGACGATGACTGGAATTCCTGTGAGTGATGCAATTAGTCTCCCAGATGTGTCCATCAAGACCAAATTGGAGAAAGCAACATTCAGAGATGCAATCATGTATCTTGCTCAATTGGATGGCACGTTCGCACGATTCAATCGTGATGGCAAGCTCGACTTCATCGATTTGAAGGCTACAACGAAACAAATCACGAGAAGTCAATATGGAGCTACTGGGCTAGTACGAGACGAAATCAAGTACAAACTCGGATCCATTGAATGTACTGTCGATAAGACAAAGATTGTGGCTGGGAACCGTTCGGGGAACAAGATGGTGCTCAAGAATCCATGGATGACTCAACAGCTGCTCGACCGTTTATATAACAAGTATCGAGATTTGAGCTTCTATCCATACGAATTATCATGGCGAGGCGATATCGACACCGAACCCGGGGATTGGGTCTCAGTCTATTGGGGTTCGGAGAATACACGATTCGACATCCCTGTGTTCTCGCATCACATCACATTCGATGGTGGATTGAGTTCCAAGACGAATGCGAAAGAATCGGGGCAATCTCAATCACAATACAAGTATCGTGGACCCGTCCAAGAGCGAATTGATTACATTGAGAGCCTTACGACCAAGATTGGTCGCTTGTATTTGGACGAGGCTGAGCCTATCAATCCAAAAGAGGGCGACAAGTGGATGAAACCGAGTGGCGGCTATGCCATCATGTATGAACGTGTAGACGGTCAATGGGTCCGTAAGGTGGACACCGCTGATTTGAACAAAATCATCGAGACGATAACGACTGATGAAGTCATTGCTAAGAAGATTAGTGCTGGATTGATTCAGTCACTAGAAATCAACGCACGACAAATCACAGCGGGCTCGCTCGATTTGAATCGAATCTCAATCACGAATGGCAGCAAGCCAATCATGGAAGTTCGAGATGGCAAAATCTACTTCGATGTATCAAGTGTCGAAGATTTCAAGAAGCCAATCAAGGAAGTCGAAGCAAAGCTCGAGATGAAGGCTGACAAGCTCATCACAGAAGACCAACTCAAACACTTGCAAGACCAACAATTGGTGATGATGCAAGAGATGAAAGCGAAAGCGACTCTTGAGACGGTCTTAGAGTGGAAGGCTAAATATGAAGCGTTCGTAAAATCGAACGAATCAGACAGAAAGCAAGCCCAAGATGACCTTGTGTCGCTATCTCAACGAATGATTGGGATTCAAAACGACTTAGGCTCTATGACAGCTATTTGGAACGCAATCGACCGCAACATGAAATTCGGGAATGAAGGGCTCTCGATTGGGAATCCTCAAGGGGATAGCTCGATTCTTGTGTCTGAAAATCGAATTTCGATGATGAGTGGTGGTCGAGAAGTCATGAGCATCTCGCAAGGGGTTATCCACATTGACAATGGGGTGTTCACGAAATCGATTCAAATTGGCTACTATGTGGAATCTCAATACAACGTGAATCCTAAATACAACGTAATTCGTTACGTAGGACCGTAGGAAGGAGGTAAAAGATGGGAATTCAATACTTTGATGGGAACTGGCACACTTATATTCGATATGAAGTGAGTACGCTATCCCAAGACCGTGTGGCAAACACTACGACCGCACGAGTAAGCTTGTACATCGGGAATGACCCCGGTGGATATGAAATCCAATTTGACCCAACCTACGGGGCATACATGGGAGTGCAACTAGCAGGGCAAAACAAGTACTTAAAAATTGAGCACCTCTTCATCAAAGGCTCAGAGCGTTCTCTTGGAAGTGTGGACTTTACATTCACGCACGATGAAGATGGACAAGCGACACGCAAGATTCTCTTGTGGTCGGGCTCTACGAGTGGCATCAATTTTGGTGGATGGTATTTGGGGTCAATCGATACGAGCTTCACACAAACATTCGCCAAAATCCCAAGAATGTCGAAGGTCGCATCCGTATCTGGAACGAGAGAGCTCGGACAAGAACTCACAGTCACTCTCGACAGAAAGGTCGAATCATTCACGCATCAAGTCTGGTATAAGGTTTGGGGCTCTGACTGGTACGACTTAGGAACAGGACTTGGAACGACAGTCAAATTCACTCCTTCACCCGAGAATGCACGAAAGAATGTGAACGTGGCATCGAGCACGTTTGATATTTGTGTTCGAACGTTTGATGGCGATAAACAAATCGGTATTGATGAGTATAGCATTGGATGGTATATCGGACTCCCTAGTGGGACACAACCAAGACTCGAGAACATTGAGCTTGTGGACAAAGCCAAAGCAACAAAAGACATCGTGGGCAAGAATACATTCGTCCAAACGTTCTCCGAGATGGTCGGAACGTTCAAAGGGATGGAGGGCACTTACGGATCCACAATCAAGACATTCCATGCTGAGGTCGTGGGTCAGAAGATGGCAATCACCTCGAATGGTGGCACATTCCAATTCTTCAAGAATTATGGAGATTACAATGTCGAAGCGTATGTCATTGATAGTCGTGGGCTCAAGTCCAATGTAGTGACCGTACCAATCAAGGTGCTTCAATACTTTGCTCCAATGCTTTCGTTCGAAGCGGTTCGAGGTGGTGGAGACCAACAAACGCTTGTGGTCCGAAGAACAGCCAAAATCGCGCCACTCATGGTCGATGGCGTTCAAAAGAATCCAATGCGTTTGAAATTCAAAGTCAAGCCCGCTTATGACGGATACTTCACGGATAACAAAGGTGGAGGAGTTGATTCACTAGTCATCAACTCACTCACGAATTCAAATTCGGACTTGTTTGGGGCATTCGCTGCTGATAAGGCTTGGATTGTCGAAGGTACAATCTCGGATGCTTATGCAAGCTTCACATTCACCGCTCCAATCGTGGGACCCGAAGAGGTAGTCCAATGTAGGACTCCGAAGGGGACAGGATTCGGAAAGGTGTGGGAACGAGGCTCAATCGATGCGAAGGGTGACATCTACTCACACAATGAGCTCGTGCAAGTCGGAAGATTGACTCAAATCGATGGTAAGTCCATAAAGATGACAGGATCCGCAAACGACTTGATGAAGACTGGGATGTTCTACTCTCACGGGATGAGCGACCTTCCTTCGAATTTGACGGGTTCTCAATTATATGGATATATCCAAGTGAACACACATCCAAGTGATGAGAATTATGTGATGCAAACATATACGCCATACGATGCAGATGTCATCTATATGAGACGAAAAACGCCCGTCACAGGATGGCATCCTTGGATGAGATTTACACCTAGCGATGTACCAATGTTCGGACAATGGACAAATACAACGTATTTGAACGGTTGGAGGAATTATAGCAGCGATTATCAACCTGTTCAATATAAAGTAAATAGCAATGGTTCAATCGAATTAAGAGGAAGCTGCAAAGGCGGAGATGCGACACCGTGGAAACATATTTTCAAATTACCAAAAATTAAAATAGAAAAACAAATGTTTATAAAAGCTATGACACAAGGATATAACCCATGTACACTAGCAATTTATGATGACGGTGCAGGCAACGGAACTGTCGTAGTCGTTAAAAATGTGAATAGCGATTGGTTATGTTTCGATGGCGTTATCATTTCAAATTAGGGGGCAAAAATATGAATTTAGAACAAGCAAAAACTCGCAAGACTCAACTTGAGAGAGAAGTTGAAGTCGCAAAAGAAGAAATCTATACATTCTCAATCGATAAGTCGAAGCTTGAGCAGCAAGCTCAAAACCTTCAAGACAAAATCGAATTTAAGAGTCGAGACCTCAACACCAAACAACAAGAAATCAACACTCTGGCAACAGCGATTGAGGTCATGGAACGATGAATCCATTCTTCTCCGATGCGGTCGTAATCGCTGTAATAGGTGGTGTTGTGAGCGTGATTACGGCACGAATATCGGCTCAATCAAAGAAGAATGCTGAGAACATATTGAATCGATTGAGCGATATGTCTGAGCAAATCCAAGATGTGAGAATGGATGTTCAGAAAGTCGAGAGTATTGGAAACGACAATCGAGAAGGTATTCGAACCACAGCGAGATTCAGACTATACGACACAATGTCGAGAGCCATCGAACGTGGATGGACAACAGTCGATGAAGCTCGAGAGATTGGCAAGCTTTACAAAGCATACGTGAATCTTGGGGGGAATGGAGAAATCCATGACTTACATGAAATCTTCTTGAGATTGCCAATCAAATCAAAAACAGAAATCAATATACAAATAAGAGAGGATGTTTAATATGGAACAATTACAAGCAACAATCATCAATGGAATCGTGAGCATTTTAGTCGTATTAGTAGGACTAGCATTCACAGGTTTAAAAGGATTCATCGAAACTAAAGCGACCGAATTGAAAGCCAAAACAGATGCTAAGAACTACGAATTGGCGAAGTCAATCACGCACACAGTCGTGAATGCGGTGGAACAAATCTTCAGAGATGTCCAAGGTGCTAGCGGAGACAAATTCCAAGCAGCATTCGACAACGTGACGAAAGAGCTTGAAAAAGCTGGAATCAATTTAGACGATGAATCCAAGAGAGTATTGATTGAATCTGTCGTGAATGGATTCAATGAGTTGAAGAAAATTGAAGTTGAAGGATAAGAATACGGATCCACAGAGGGCTCATTGCGAGTCCTCTTTTTATTTAAAGGAAGGGGGAGCGTATGGAAAAAACAATCAAAAGACATTTGAGCATTACATCAGCCAATCGAGTCGTTGAGAATTTAAACAATGAAATATACAGCAAAGACAAAGGCACAGCAACATTCAAGTTTACTATTGATGAATTGACAGCTTCAAAGGTTCTTTGTCTTTTTTACTTCAAATACACAAAACGCTACAAAACTGTCGAGGCTACAATCGAGGGCAACAATATCACGATTCCATTCGATAGCTCACTAATCGCTACCGATGAACCTGTTGTGGGATATATCTATTTTGAGAAGGTAGAGAAATCAACAGATGTTTACTCATTCTTATTCAATGTACGTGTTAGTGAAATTGATAAGGCTCAAGAAACACCACTCATCGAGCGAACAACAGGGCGAATTGTTGATGTTGAGAACATCGTAACAAAACAAGAATTGGATGAGCTCTTCAACAGAATCAAAGAACAAGGTGGAACGTATGACGATAGTGGATTGCGTACCGAGATTTCGCAAATTACTGGCAAAATTGAGGCTTTAGAACAAAAGACGGACAAAGACACCATCTATGACGATGAGCCCTTAAAACGCCGAATATCGGCTTTAGAAAGCAAGCCCGAAATCGACACGAGCAACTTCGCAACCAAACAAGAGCTACAAAATATCACATTAACACCCGGACCGAAAGGCGATAAGGGTGAAGCTGGGGAACGTGGACCGATAGGACCGATAGGACCGCAAGGATTGACGGGACCAAGAGGGGCAGACGGTCAGCAAGGTTTACAAGGTATTCAAGGCGAGCGAGGACAAGACGGACAACCCGGCCCAAAAGGTGAACAAGGACAAAAAGGGGATACAGGCGAACGAGGTCCGCAAGGTATTCAAGGCACACCGGGTCCTAAAGGCGAGAACGGTCGAGATGGTCGAGATGGCGTGGGTATTCCGCAAAAATTGAGCATCGCTGGGAACGTTGTGACTCTGTCCGATGGTGGTGGAAGCATCACACTCCCGACTTCAACAACATCAAACACAGGCGGTCAAGTGAATGAATACGAAATCCATGGGACAGGAATGCCAAATGGAAAGGTAACCGCTCCTGTTGGGACGACTTACGTTGACACAGCAGTCACAAACGGTGCTCTTAAATGGATTAAGAGACGAGGAAACGACAATCAAGGATGGGAAGTTCTCATCGGTGATA